TTTTTTCATCGAGATTCAAAGTTATTGTAAAGTTTTTAGATTGGATTGTTTGGTCAATGGTTTCTTTCGGTTTGCCTTGTGATCGTGTGAGCAACATCTCCAAGTTGAACAACGAGTTTTTGTCGTGCGACTTCAACAAAGCACCAGCAATGATTCTCTCAAGGATTGTGAACTCATCACCCTTGTCAACCTTCTCAAGGTCTTTGCGTGACATTGTGAGCATTGTGTTGACGGTGTCCTCAACTTGGCTTTTTTGGTATCCAATTTCCTTGAGTTGTGTTATCAACTTCTTTGGTCTTCCGTGCGGATTTAGGACTTCACCTTTCTCAGGTCTTGTCAAACTTCCTCCGTGTGGTTGCTTTTCTTGTGTTGCCATATCCCCGAATTTACACCGAATTTTTCCCCGAACTCAATCTTTGTAAGTGAATGGATTTAAGCCACTCCTTGTATTGCTTTTGATCACCGAACTTTGTGTGACATTCTCTGCACAATGCCTGAAGGTTTTCAATCACATCCGGCTTTGTTGTTCCACCCATTCCACGAGCTTCAAGGTGATGGATATCAATTGCAGTATGCCCACAAACCTCGCAAGGAATGAAGTCGCTGATGTCATAGCCAAAGTGGTTCATATAGATTTGGGTGTGTTTCTTCAAAGTATCAATCCCTCCTCGTTTAATGATTCACGCAAGAAGTCACGCATTTTGATGAGTGCATCCACAACTTCGTCAGGTGTGTCATCCGATGCGTACTTTGTCCGTGTCCTTAACTCGTTGTCCAATTCCGATACAACGCACTTCCACTTCCATCCGTCAACTGCATCTTCAAACTGATGGCGTTCTTCGTCAAGGTTGAATTCAAGGATTGCTTTCATTGCTCACCTCCTCCGTATGTTTCGTTGTAGTATTGCTCACCAGTTATTGGTAGTATACTTTCAGGATAATCAATTCCATGAACTGTTCCTTTGTTGTATGCAGTTTCAATTCTTTCCTTCTCCATTTCTTTGGCTTGGTCAATTACTTCATCTGGAATTTGTGCAGTATCACCATATTTTCCGCATTCAATTAAGAACCACTCCACTGCCGTTTGTTGTTTATTGTTCATTCTTTCTCCTCCTCTTTGGTTTCTGCTCATCATCGGCTAATTGTGCCAACTCCAATGCTTTTTGGTCTGCCCATATCAAAAGTGAGAACACCGATTCAATCACACAAGTTGAACAGTTGGGAAGATTGCGACCAAATATCTCACGATGTACATTTTGTAGTTGTGCGGATTGCTCAGGCGTTAATTGGAACACGAGTGTCTTTTTGTAGATCTCGTATGCCGGGCGGAGTGACTGGATGAATTCTATCATAGTTTTGTTTCAAGGAGTGCAACGATTACGGTTGCGATGGATGCGTACAAGATACCCACAAATCCGTAGGTGTATATAAAAAACGACAACCCCAACCACCACGATAAGCAGAAAGCACAGTCAAGTGGTTTCATTCGTTTCCATTTGGAATAGTCGCTTCCGTAGAGATAGCGTTTGAGTAGGTCGGCTGGTTTGCCGAAGTTGACGATGATGATGCTTAGACAAGCAATTCCAATTATTTCGTTGTACATCTTTCTTTCATTAATTTAATTACTCGCAGAATCTCCCTGACTGAAATATCCGTTTGGCGATGGATTGCTCGTGCTGACATTCCGCTGCACCATAACTTGAATAACTCCCTTTCATAGAAATACGCTTCTTCAGTTACCTGATTTATTTTGTTGATTCGTTTTTGTTCGATTCGCTCGTCTTCTTCCCGTTCCAAAAGAAGGTCGGGTTCTTCAGACAAGTGCAAGTCATAGACATCGTATTGATCATAGATGCGAGATTCACCAAAGGGATGCCGGTTGCCGTTGATACAAAGGTACAAAAGACGGATTGTCCAAAACTGGATGTATCCGTCATTGTATATTTTCTCAATTTGTTCATCAGGTTTTTGCAATATGGTCAGAAAATAAAATTGATAGAGTTCCCTTGCCAACTCGTTTCCTTTGGCTATGTTCTTCGTGGCTTTGGTCAGCCATTCCGCTTTTGAGAGTTCCTCTATGATTTCCGCTTTAGTCACATTTTCTTTTCAATACTACAAATATAACCATTCTTTTCATATTTTTTCTTTACACGCAACATCTCATCTTCAGACCGGAGAATATGTATTGACGAGCTTAGACCTTTCGTGCAGATGCAAACCCAGTAAGGATAAAGATTCGACATATAGTTTGTTGGTTGTTCGGTCATATTCTACAAGAGATTCGTAAACTTGCACGGAGTTGATGATGGTTGAGTGATCACGGTGAAGAATCTTGCCGATGGAAAGATAGGTCATCTTCAAATGCTTTCTACATAAATAGCAAAACAAGTGCCGAGCATCCATAATGTTTTGAGTGCGAACCTTGTCGATGATTGCATCGGGTGTGACATCATAGACGATTGCAACCACTCGCATTGCCTCAGTCCACTCGGCATCTATCTCGTTGATCTTGCATCTTGGGTTGATGATTTCTTCTTTCAGTTTCTTGACCTCATCAATTCGTTTCTGATTGAGTTCTGCGATTACTCCTTTCAGCCGTCTGACTTCTTGTTTTAGCAAGTGGATCTCCTGGTAGTGGTTCATAGCAATTTTTGATTGTGTTCTCCAAGTTGGATGAATCCCGAATCGGATGTACTACCAGTTACTTTGATGAAGTCAACCTCAATCTTTGCCGAATTGATAATCACTTGTGAAACATCTGCCATCGTTTGTGCAGTTTCAATGTCAATCTCACCATCCTTCAATCGTTCTAATACTTCAAAAAGGTGATCTCGTAGGTCGGTCATTTTATTTCTTGCCATAGCTATTTATTTTTCTTGTTATTTGTTTTTTGATGTGAATTACTTCTTTCAATTCTTGTGGTAAATTTTGGATGTGGTTTCTTCGGATGTGTTCCACTCGGTCAATGACCTCTAAGTTTTCAATACAAATGTTCTGCTTGTTGCGGTCTTTGAACACGACAAACATTCCTGGTGGTATTTCTCCGTGATGTTGTTTCCAAAGCAGCTTGTGAACAAACTCAAATCCGACCTCTATTCTTTCTACCAGGTATCCATCCCGAAGTGAACGGAATCCAATCGGCTTAGTGTTGTGTGGTGTTTGTCCTTTCTTAAATTGTGTTTCAACTCCACCCATCTGCAAACCTTTTTTGCCTTTGTTCCAAGATGCCCGTCCTTTTTTGAATTGCGTTGCTTCGTGTCCTTTGAAGTTTTCACGATAGTATTGATGTAAAAACTCAATGTCTTTTTTTATACCGATGTTGTTTGATTTATTGTAAATCTGCTTGACAGTACATCCAAAATGCACCGCCAAATCATTTGCCATTGTTGTTGGGTATAACCGTTGTAATTCTTCAGCTTCTTCCGTTGTCCAATACTTCCTCATAGTCGTTCTTGATACATTGTGCGTTCACCGATGAATGTCGTTTTGATTGTGTAGCATTCACCGTGACGATTCTTTGCGATAATCAATTCGGCTTCTTCTTGCTGGAGCTTCTCACCTGAATAGTATGCCGGTCGGAATGGGAACATCACGACATCCGCATCTTGCTCAATACTTCCACTCTCACGGATATCGCTCAGCATAGGTCTCTTGTCCGCTCTCTCCTCACATTTGCGTGATAACTGAGCCAACACTATCACAGTGATATTTAGTTCCTTAGAAAGCAATTTTAAGTTTCGGGAAATTTCTGCAATCTCTTGTTCCCGGTTTGTTTTTGTTCCTTTGATCAACTGGATGTAATCAATCACCAACAACTCAAGTCCGTGTTTTGCCTTGTGAATCTTGGCTTTGGATTTGATTTGTTGGATACTGCAATTTGGATCATCGTCAATGTAGAATTGCACCGTCTGATTGTTGGCTGAATTGATAAGTTGCTGAACTTCAAACTCCCGAAGGTTTGCATTGCGAATCTTCCAATTGGCAAGGTCGGTGATCAGCGACAAGTATCTTTTGACAAGTTGCTCGTTGCTCATCTCCAGCGACAAGAACAATCCCTTACCACCAATCTTGGCGAAGTCATACATCAGCGACAAAGCGAGTGCCGTTTTACCTTGACCAGGTCTTGCCGCCATTACAATCAAATCACCGTTA